CTCATAATCCCTTGGTCGCTGGTTCGAGTCCAGCTGGGCCCACCAAGTATCAATATCTTACCTTGCCTTTCCGCCTTCCTCGCCCGGTTCTTGGGGCGATATGTCCACATTGTGTCCATCCGGTGCTTTCGGCCCGAACTTGACCGCTTCGAATAGGTGGTCGGGGGACAGGTGTGCATATCTCATGGTCATCTGGATCGACTGGTGGCCCAGGATCTTCTGGAGCGTGAGCAGGTTCCCGCCGTTCATGACGAAGTGGCTGGCGAAGGTATGCCGGAGGACGTGGGTGCGTTGCCCTTTGGGGAGCTGGACGTCGCTGCGCTGTAGCGCCCTGGTGAAGGCCAGGTAACTGTCACGAGGGAAGAGGCGACCAATCGAGGGCCCATGCTGGCGGAGTTGCCGGTAGAGATCCTGGTCGATGGGTACCGTCCTGGTCCTGCCGTTCTTGGTGTTCACAAAGGTGATGCGTCTTTCCCTGACATATTCGGATCTCAGGTGCTGGGCTTCGCTCCAGCGGGCGCCGGTCATGAGGCAGATGGAGGCGATCAGGTGGACGTCCTGGTTGCGGGCGTTGCGCAGCTCCTGGAAGAGGGCGTCTATCTGCTCCTGGTTGAGGTAGGAGGGCTCACGCTCCGGAAGCCGTAGTGACTTCAGCTTGGCGAAGGGGTTGCCGTGGGACCATTCGTCCATACGGATGGCGAAGTTGAAGACGGCGCGGAGGTAGCTGATGTCATGGTTGACGGTATTGGGTGACAAGCCCTGGGCGAGTCGCTGTTGCCGGAAGCGTGCGGCATCGCTGGGGGTGATGGTGATGGCCTGGGGGTTGCCCATGAGGTCGACGAGCTGGCGGAGCTTGGCGAAGCGCCAACGGTTATCACTGAGCGTCGCGCCGTGCATGTCGTACCAGTATTGGGCGAGATCCCAGAGGCGGCGCTTGTCGCGCTTGGGGGGCAGGTAGTCCTGTCCCGCTGCTGCCTTGGCGCGGGTGACGGCTTCGAAGCGTTTGGCTTCGACCTGGGTAGGAAATGTCTTACGTATGCGTCGGCCAAACGCTCCCTCGGGTCGGATATCGACCTGCCAGCCGGTCTTCACCTTCCTGATCATGCGGCCTTCCCCAGCAATCGTCGCTCTATCAATTTCTGCTCGACCAGGAGCCGGAAGGCGCCCGAGTCAATGCCGCGGCGTCGATAGTATTCGGCGAGGTCGTCCCACATGCCGGAGCGCTGCAGAAACTGGATGGCCCGGTGAGTGCGGAAGCCCTGCCGGGCATAGATCGAGATGAGGTTGCCGAAGGCCAGGCAGACGTTCTTCTCGTTGCCCAGACCAGGGGCCTTGCGGGCGCGCTTGTAGAGGAAGTGCGGTTCGTGGGCGTAGAAGCGCGGGTCGTCCTGGAGCAGTTGCCAGGTGGGGTCGATGAGGTTGCGGCAGGTGTCGAGCCGGTAGGACTGCATGGCGGTGCGCCAGAGGCCTGTGAGGTGGGGCACCACATCGGCGAAGCGGTGGAAGCCGTGGGCGCTGTCGAGGACTTCGCCGGTGTCGACGTTGCACGGGATCCCGAGGGCGAACTCGCGGAGCACGGACTGGTGAAAGCGCATCTCGATCCGCCAGACGTCCTGCTCGGGGTCGTAGGCGGGTGACAGGTCATCGCGGGTAGCGTCCTTCCAGAGCCCTTCCCAGAAGTGGAGCTTGTCGCGGTGGTGGGCTTCGCGGGTCTTGTTGTAGATGGCGCACTGCAGGGCACCGGCGGTACCGAACAGGAAGCTCTGCCCATAGCCGTATTGGGCGGCGACCTCCCCGGAGGTGATCTCCAGGTTATCGATGGCGTTGAGGCGGGTGATGCGCTTGGAGCGCGTGACGAAGCGGTCCATGAGGTTAGTGGGCGGTTGCCAACCCTGGACGTCCAGGGCGAGGTGGACGGCGCAGCCAGCGTGCTCGAGCTGGGCCAGCAGGTGCGAGGCGATGTGATCCATGAAGGCCTGGCAGTCGGCCGGGGTGCGCTCCTGGATGAAGTGTGGGGATAGCTCGATCTTCACGTGCGTACCGACCTGGTCGACCTTGGTGTGTCGGGCCTGGAGGAAGACGATCACGCCGAGGTCGTTGTTCTGGAGCCGGTAGCGGAAGCCTGAGCCGGCAGAGCCGGCCCCGATGCCCCACAGGGTGCCGAAAAGCTCAATGGTGGTGCCACGTCCCTCCTGGTAGGCCCGGATGATCTCATCGAACTGGGACAGGCAAGGCTGGCCCCGGTACAGCTGCCGCACGGTGTCGACCCCGGCGTTGAGGATTCGCAGGCCGTCGAGCTCCTGTTGTCCCCTGGAGCTGAGGAAGAGCCGACCACCGGGGTCCTGCTCTCCGCGTGCCAGCGATTCGAGTGAATAGCGTTCCCATCGCTTCATTTCTTGATACCCCGTAAAGACAGTTATTGGCGTGTTATCGCGGTTTTCGTTGTCACTCTGCGAGACGTGCTACAGGGAGGGTCTCGTCCGTCTGCCAACGTGCCGCCATGACGCCGGATCCCTGGTCGATGGATTCGGGTGTGGAGTGGCGCCATGTCGTCCCGTCGGCTGTGCATCGGTCATCCCAGGGCGGCGGTGAGTGGCTGGACGGCGGCGATGACCAGGAAGTGAACCGGGTACCAGGAGAGCCAGAGCGAGCGAGGCATGGCCGTGAGCCGGGCGCTGACATGGCCGGCACCACGCATCAAGAGCAGCAGCAGGCCGAGCGCGGTGGACAGGCTGACCAGGTTAAAGACCAGGCTGGGGTTGAGCTGAAAGGCGACCAGGGCGGCCGGGATGGAGAGGATCGGGCGCCAGTGGTCGGGGACGGGCTGGAAGGCCAGGGCGAATGCGGGGACCAGGAGCAGACCCGGGACACCGTATTCCAGGGCAGGGGCGATGACGGTGGCGGCGATGGCGAAGCCGAGGGCGAGGGCGAAGGTGAGACGATCCGAGCGAACCAGGGGAACGGTGAGCAGAAGCCCCAGGGCCAGGGTGAAGATGACGTTGAGCTTGTCGCTGCCGGTGACCAGGGCGAAGGGCAGCTGGGCGATGAGGGCGATGGCCAGCATCCGCAGGGCGTAGCCAAGCGGGTCGCGGGTGTTGTGCACGGCGTGCCAGGCGACCATGGCGGCGAACAGCGGCAGGGCGATGCGCCCGAGGAGGATGGCCCAGGGCGTGAGGGGGCTGGCCTCGGGCAGCAGGAAGCGGACCAGGTGCTCGAGGGTCATGGCGCCGACGGCGAGCCATTGGCCCCAGGGGATCCAGGTGTTGCGGGTATCAGACGTCATGGCGGGTGATCTCCGTGGCTTGGAGGAGGACGTAGAGCTTGCGGTGCTCGGTGCTGGTCGAGGTGGAGCGGAACAGGGCCCCGAGGCCGGGGATCTTGCTGAGGACCGGGACGCCGCTCACGGATTCGGTGGTGTTCTCGCTGACCAGCCCGCCCAGGAGCACCGTCTGGCCGGACTGGATCTGGACGGTGGTGTTGATGCTGCGCTGGTTGGTGACGATGTCGGCGGCCGCCAGGGAGTCGGTAAGGCTGTCGGCGGTGGTGCTGACATCCATGACGATCAGGCCGGATGCAGTGACGACCGGGGTGACGTTGAGGGTCACGCCGATGTCCTTGCGCTCAATGGTCTGAAAGGGGTTCTCGATGTCGGCGGCCTCCCCGGTGATGCGGCCGGTGATGATGGGGACGTTCTGGCCGACGGAGATCCGCCCGGTGAGCCCGGACAGCGACAGCACCTGGGGCGTGGAGAGCACACGGGCATTGCTGTTGCGCTGGAGGGCGTTGATGGCGAGGGCCAGCATGTTGCGGTCGAAGATCCCGAAGGAGGCGCCGGGCAGCGACAGGCCGTTGTCGAGGTTGCGGGTGTTGAAGCCACCGGCTACTGGCGTGCTCGAGGCGTTCCCGAAGGCGACGCCGAGGTCGAAGGTATCGCCTTCCACCATTTCGAAGATCACGGCTTGAATCAGCACCTGGGGGTGCGGGACGTCGAGTTGCGGGAGTAGCTGCTCGAGGTCGTCCAGGCGGTCCTGGGGACCACTGACGAGCAGGGCGTTGGAGGCGTGGATGACCTGGGCGCGGGCGGCGGTGGTCGCGGGGCCCTGAGTGGCATTCAGATAGGCGGCGACCAGCGGGGCCAGATCATCGGCGCGGACGTTGTTCAGGGCCATGACGCGGGACGCCTGGGGCGGCTGGGGCACGTCCAGGTGCTGGGTGAAGTCCTGGGGCGGCTCCTCGAGGGGGAGCAGCAGAGGCGGGTTGCCGTGCAGGATCTCGTAGCCGTTGGCGCGCAGCACCCCTGCTACGAAGTCATCGAGCTGGGATTCGGGGACGTCGTCGGCGTAGACGGTCAACGAGCCCTGTACCGTAGGGTCGATGACCAAGGGCATGTCCGCCTTGTCCGCATACCAGCGTGCGAAATCTCGCACATCGGTGTCCGCCATCTCGATCGGGATGGCGTAAGCGATCGACGACAGCGAGGCGAAGAGAAAGGCGATCAGGGTGTGGTTAACAGTGGATCTCGACATGGTCTTGTCCTCGGTGCAGACGGAGGCGGCAGGCATCGAGCGGGACGACGTGAAGCCCTTGGCGGTTGAGGTCGTCACTGGTCAGGGTGCGCTGGTCGCCATCGGTCAGGCGGTAGACGGTGGAGTCGCCCAGGCGGGCGTAGCTGGTGATGCGCAACCCCTCGAACTGGCTGAGTTCGGGGGCTGAGAGGGTTTCCGTTGTCTCTGGGGCGCGGGCGTTGACCTGGTCGACCACCAGGACGGAAACCGTGAGGAAGACGCCGAGGCCGAAGCTGGCCAGGGTGAGGAAGGGCCGGTTGAAGCGCTTCCAGTAGATCCGGGTCATTCGCATGTAGAACCTCGCATTCCGAGGCACCCGAAGACGGCCATGGGTGTACCAGGGCGGCAGAAAGGAATAGGTGCCGTGGGGGTAGCTGTCGGAGAAGGCTTGCTTGGTGTCGTAGGCGGGATAGAGGTGCCGGCCGGTGTAGGTCCAGCGCTCGACCACCATGCTCTGCGGGCTGTCGCCGTACTTGACGATGCCGAGGTGGAGCTTGGGCATGGGCAGCTTGCCCCCGGCGAACAGCGACCAGAGGGCGCCGACCAGGGGGATGGAGACGCGATCCAGGCGCCGGCAGTAGACGACATGCTCGGCCAGGGCCACGCGGGCCTGCTTGTCCATGATCGAGAGATCCTGGATCAGGAAGATGATGTCCCAGCCGAGCTTTCGGGCGTGCAGGAACCAGTTGATGACCGCCTGGCGGGACTTGTCGGCCCAGGAGCGCGAGTTGAACCAGGTGCCGCACTCGTCGAGCACCAGCAGACCGTTCTGCGACTCGTCGTAGGCGTCGGTACCGGTGCCGATGGCTTCCAGGTCCTCGAGGGTGGGCTTGTCAGGGATCCGGTAGCAGCGGGTTTGCCGCGCCTTCTCCCCGATCAGCTTGTCGAGGTTCAGGTCGAGGTTGGTGGCGACCTTGCAGCCGCGCTGGAGCTTGTCCTTGATCTTGCCGACCGCGACCAGGGTTTTCCCCGCGCCGAGTTTGCCGGTGACGACGTAAACGGCCATGTCAGAAGTCCGCCAGGAACATGGAAATGAGCTTGCTGGAAATGCCGAAGATGAAGACCAGGGCCTTGGTGGCGATGATGGCCGATAGGCAGGTGACGAAGTTGCCGGGCAGGATCCGCTCGATGCCATCGCCCAGCATGGGCGGCAAGACGACGGTGAAGGTGTCGAACAGATCCATCACGCCGTTGGCCAGCAACGAGATGATGGCGAGCAGGGCGGCGACCTTGATGGTGAACAGGACGACTCGAACGCCGAGCTTCCAATAGAAGATGGTGAAGTGCGCGGCAACATTGCCCTTGGCAATGGCGGCCACCAGGGCGGCCCAGATACCCGCAATCGCAGCGACAGGTGCGGCCATGGAGAATCCTCCTAGATCAACTCGGCCGCGCCGAGAACATGGTGGCGATAATCACGTAGAGCGTGAGGGCGTAGAGGATCCAGGCGAGGGCTTCGCGGATCATGTCGAACACGTCGCACTGGATGGTGAAGCTGTAGGGCGTGCCCTGGGCAAAGACCAGGGGAGAACATGCCGGCTCGGGGATAGAGGGAAAGAAGCTGCTCCAATAGCCCTGCATGGTGGCGTAGAGGCTGCCGAACTCTGAATCGGTGCCATCGATACGCGACATGAGGTTGTCCTTGGCCCCTTCGAGGGCGCCGGTGGCTTTGGACAGGTTCTCTTCCGGGGTGCCGACGTCCTCGATGTTGTCACCGGTCGGGCCCTGGTCGGCGATGGACTTAACGGTGTCGTCCACATAATCACTGAACTTGTCGACGATGCCGTCGAAGCCGTCGTTGACGGCGTTCTTGAGGCTGGAGATCGCCTTGATAATGCCGTCGGCATCGTCGCCGTATTCCTGGCCGTCGGCGGTAGTTGGAGCAGAGGTGGGAGATTTCAGGCCGCCATCGGCGTTGTATTCGGTGGTAGTGCCGTCAGGCTCGGTAATCGTATAAGACCCATCATAATGATCAACACGTGTAGAAGTGTCGGGGTATTCAGCTCCCCCCGTGTTGGCATCCTCACCGGTATAACAAAAAGAGTCGCCGTTGTTGTCGGTGACATAGGACCAGGGGCAGTCGAGAGAGGTATCAGTCGTCGGCTCGATTTCTGAATAATGCGGATCATACAAATTGGATTGCATGTAATCAGCTTCGGGGTCGAGATCGGTGGAAGAATCAGGGGCTTCCGGGACTTTGCCGATGGGCTCATACCAAGCGGAAAACTGTCCATTGGGATAGGTAATCGTCTCACCTGATGTGCCGGACTGATACTGCCACTCACACCCCTGATAAGACACGATGTCACCGATACTGGCGCCTTCAGGAGCTTTAAGGTATTCAGGGTCGAGGGAAAGGCAGTATTCGTCGGTCGTGGGAGGTCCACCACATCCATTGCCGGAACCATCTTCGACTTGTCCGGTGGATGTGGATGACTCGCCATAGCGGGCAATACATTGCTCGTCGGTATATACCAGTCCAGCAGGCTCAATAAATGATGTTTGAGGATATGAAAAGATATCGCCACTTCCGCTATAACGGTAAACATAATACGAGGCGAAGTATTGACCCGCATACGGTTTGCATTCTTGCTGAGTAATAATATAAGGCAGGGAATAAGACGTTGAGTTGGCGCCTTTGTCATGAGCTTTCGACATGGCATCGGCATACATGCCAGATGTACAACCGCCGTAAGCGTAATAGGACTTCGCATAACCAATGCCGACATATCCGGCGAAGGCATCCAGGGGAATCATGAGAAGAAAGCCGACCAGGAGCAGAGAACGAAACATGACATGAATTCCCAGGGTGCTGACCAAAAGGGGGCCCGAAGGCCCCCGGCTTGAACCGCCCAGGGGCGGGGTGGATCAGGTCGCCTTGTTGGCGAACTTCTTGAACAGGCCGATGGCGAGCAGCGAGCCGACGATCCCGGCCACCACCGGCCAGGCGTAACCGGCCATGGCATCGGCTTCGGACTGCAGGGCGGTGAAGGCCGCTTCAGCGGCGGTGGGCTCGGTGGCGTTGGCGGTGCCGGCCACGACCAGGGCGGTGATACCGGCGCCGGCCTGGGTGTAGCGGTTGCGGGCGGCGTGGCCGAGCTTGCGAAGTGCGGATTTCATATGGACATCTCCATGAAGCGTTTGAGGTAGAGAAGGGTGGCCCCGAAGGCCCACCCGAGGGCATAAGCGCCCATGAGGGTGCCGACGATCTGCGTGGCGCTCATCGTTGACCCCCCTTTATCGCGCCGAGCCCGAAACAGATAACGAGCGCGGCGCAATAACCGAGGAGCCACAGACTGTCGAACTGGCTAGTGTCCATGGCTCGGTATCCTGGTTACGCGGTTTTGGCATCGGCCTTGGCGGGAGACCCGCTGTGGCCGGTGGCTGACGGTTTGCGAACGGCGAGGGCGTGCATGGTCATCTTGCCGCCGGTGGTGCGCATCTCGGCGTCGATCTCGAGGTTGCAGGGCATGTGCGGGGCGTGGGCCCGCAGCTGGTCGAGAATCTCGTAGGGGGCCGAGATGGTCATGACCTCGAAGCCGACGCGGTTCTCGTTGTTGGGGTCGGCCTCGTTCATGAGCGTGAGCTTGGCGCCCTTGGTGCCGTTGTCGATTTCGTAGCGCATGGCGCCGAGAACGCGGGCCTGAATGGTGTTGATCATGGTGTGGTCCTTCCTTTCATGGCGTGGGCTTTGGTGAGCTGTTCGCAGTGCTCAGCGAGAGCCGCTAGCTCGGTGGTATCCGGGGACGGACCTTCCGTCTCCAGGGTGAGGTATTCGGCCAGGCGGTAGAGCAGCGCGGCCCGACCGTAGTCGCGCCCGTGGTGGCAGCGGGAAGCCCGCTCCCTCAAGGCTCTAGGCTCCGGGCAGGGGATCCCCTGCACCGCCCCCGTGCCCGCCGGTCGATCTGCACGGCAGTCGCCTCCGACCACCCCGTCAACCGTCGCTGCGCGAGGTGTGACGGGGTGGCCGTCGCCGACTCGGGGAGCCGTGCGACCGACGGGCGACGGGTGACGGGCAGGGGAAAACATGATCAGGAGCCAGAACCTTGAGACGCGGGCTCTTCGGTGCAGAGGCCCAGGGCCGCGTAGTCGCCGCGCTGCAGTCGTTTCAGGCCGTCCTGCATGAGCATTTCGCCCATGACGGAAGGGGTGACCTGGTGCGTGCCGGCCTGGATGAGCAGGGTCGAGTAGTCCTGACCGTCCAGGAACACGCGAACGGGGCGCTTCTTGCCGTTGGCGGTGGTCATTGGGTGTTCCTCTTGAACAGGTGGGGCGTGACAGCGGTGCCGTAAAAAGCAGCCCGGTAGGCCGTCCCGATGGGAGCGGGGACAGGAGAAGGAACGACGTTCCGGGCTGAAGGGGCAGGGACGCTACGGGGTGAAACGGTGATGGCGTCGACGGGCTCGGGCTGAGGGGCGTCGATGCCGTAAAGGCTGCGCAGGAAGGCGAGGGCTTCCACGCGGGTGGCGAAGGTGTAGAAGCGCAGGCCTTCGCGGGTGGTCAGGTGGTTGTGGTCGGCGAAGCGAGCCAGGGGAGCACGGTCGACCAGATCGCAGGGCGGCACCTTGACGGTGCAGCAGTGCGGGCGGCCGTCATGGCCTTCCGGGGCGAGGGAGGCAGAGGCGAGGCCGCGCCGGAGGTGACCATCGACCAGGACGTTGACGAGGTCGTGCTCGCCTTCAGAGGCACCAGAACCGCGACCGATACGGGCGATGTTGAGGCTGTAGCGGCTCATGACCAGTCCTCCCCTTGGAGGCACTGCGCCTGGAGCATGGCGATGTTGATGAGCCGGTACTTGCCCAGCTTGACGGAAGGCAGGTAGCCGCGACGGATGTGGCCGTAGATCACGCCTTCCTCGAGGCCGGAGAGCTCCGAGAAACGCTCGAGGGTCATCAGTGGCACATGGGCCGGGACCTGGGGCGCTTTGTTCTCTTCCATGTCGTCACCTGCCTTTCTTCGCCTGTGCTAGGCTTTGCTAATGGAATCGCTGTTGTCTGATCGCATGTATGCTGATCTAACAACAGTTGTTAGATCTGACTATAGGCTAATCAGGCAACATGTCAAGTGACTTAGGCAAAAAAGTGCGTGAGATTCGTGAGGCTGAGAGCTTGGGGCGTCAGGCTTTCAGCGATTTGACGGGCATACCAAAGCAAACGCTAATAAACATTGAGAATGGTCGAAGCGGACCATCTGGAAAGCTATTGGCTCAAGTCAGTACGGCATTCAGCAAATACACACTGTGGCTAATGACCGGCGAGGTGAATGAAGCTGGTGGGCAGGTAAGCCCCGAGATAGAGAAGGCGCGGAAGACGCTCAAGCAGACAGGGACGGATACCGACTAGCCAGGAAGGCAGGGGCAAGGTGGTTCCAGGGCGGCAGGCTCCAGGGATAGGAGGTCGGCCTTGAGCAGCAATATACATAAGGAAGAAGGAGTACAGGGATGCGTAGTTTTGAATATTACATGAATCAATGGTTGTTTTTCGAAGCTATAGGGGCGGTGATCGGACTGGTCATCGTCATTTTTTTTATGTGGTGTTTTTATATTTATGTGACATCGCGGAGGGAATGGTTCGAAGAAGATGTAAAAATTCGAAGAGCTGAAGTTTCCTATAACTTAGCCAGAGCAGAACAGATTAGGCTTGAGTCTTTGGCTTTGAAAGATAGGCTAGAGAAAAGCGGGATAAATACTAAGCAAAGCTTCATGTAGAAAAGTAGAAGTAGGAATGGAAATATTTTGATTAGCTGGAAGAACACTGGCAACATGGTTCCAAGTAGGCAAGGCTCAAGGGATATGAGGTCGGCCTTGAGTGATTTAAACTAATAGTGGTGATGTTTTTATGGGAAGTGATATGCATGATATCCATGAGCGGGCTTCGCTTATTGGGTATGTCTGTTTTCAATACTCGTATCTAGATTATCTGGTATCCAATATAATCTGGGGTGTTCTTAATATTGATAAGGAAGCAGGTAAAATTGTCACGGGGAGCTTGGATATTAGGCCTAGGCTCGACATGGCAGTTGAGCTTCTAAAACATTATGATACACACCATGAGCTAAAAGAATTCGTCAATACGATGAAAAATCGTATTGAGGGGAAGAATGGAATAATAAACAAGAGGAATATTGTAGTTCATGGAGTTTTTTCAAGCCGAGAGGGTGATCCTAAGGTTCTGGTAGAATCTCACAGAAGTAAGCGGCATAGAGAAAGGGCTGAAATGACTGTCGATGAAATACGAGAACTACATGATAGACTTTGCGAAGAATCAAAGTCTCTGGTTAATATTATGGAAGCACATGGGTTTAATGTTCACTGATAAATATTTTTTGTGGTCAAGAAGTTATGAGAGGGTAGTTTTTTTTGGAATTTTATAAAATGGGGTTGCTCCAATGGAGTTGGTTAAGTTCTGTTGTGTCGATGAGTGGTTAATACAAAATATTTTCAGGAGCCAAGTTTTTTTGAACCACCCTTTAAACCTTAATGATGCTATGGAGTTTTCTTTTTGTATAAAGTCAAAAGAGTTTTCTGAAAAGGCGTCGGAAGTTGAAAAAGGATTGGAGAAGTACCACAAAGAGGTTTTAGAGACCCCAGAGAAGAGAGATTATTTTTCTTCCGTCTTAAATAATATTTATAGCACAGATAGTGGGTTTAATGCAGATAGAAAACAAGGGTTTGTGAGTGCAATATTTAATTTGATTAAGTATGAGCAAAGTGAGTACAAGGTGTGTTCGTTCTCAGAAGAAAAAGTATTGATCAATCCTCTCATGTGGGGGCATTATGCAGATAAAATGCAGGGAGTATGCTTAAAATATGATATAGATGAAAATTCTTTTCCAATCTACAAGGTCAGATACAATAGTAATGATATGACTCCTATGGTATATCCATGTAGAGTTCTTGATAAGAAAGTTAGGGGAGGGGCAATTAGGAAAACCCTAAGGACAAAGAAGAAGGATTGGTCTTACGAAAGAGAGTGGAGAATGATAGCAAAAGAAAATTTTATAAAGCTTCCGAAAGAGGCACTTAAAGAAGTTTGCTTTGGCTATAATTGCAACCCAGACAAGGCTGAGTTTTTGTATGATATGATAATAAAAGAATATGGAGATAGTGTAAGATTTTCTGTTATAGTGCCTGATGTTGTAAAGTACCAAATGCTAAAAATGAGTTCAGAAAAGCTGTCAATACGAGAGCTTCTAGGAAGTGCAAAGTCGCGTGTAGATTCATATGAGCATTTTATTCAAATCAATGGAATATATAGCACTCATTGGAAAGATAAGGTTTAGATATATTTTTTAAGATTTAAATAAGTATAATAAATAGGTTTGTTTGGATTTCGCCAAGAATAAAATTATAGCAATTTACAGTGCTAATATTAATAATAATCTTTGAGATTAGGATTTTTGTAAGTGAGTTGGCAGAATGACCAGGTTGTGTCCACTGGGTAGGTATAGGTTAGCCACTATTGGCGATTTGGTTGCCATGTAAGACATTGAAAATTAAGGGAGAGGCGTGTATTGGCATGTATTAGGTATGT